ACGACAGATTGTATTGTAAACAAGGTATCAATAATGACGGTTGTTGGTATCTTGTGAATAGTATTGTCTGTTATAAATGTGTTATCGTTCTTGCTAGAGGCATTGCCTATATCCTTTGGATGTAGGCCGTTACCATTACACTAGATGAAAATTCAATACGAGTGAAAAATAAGCATTATAAGGACTGATCACTCTTATAATGTGAATTAGAAGCTTTATGTTGTTTCTCGTCTTATGCTAGTCGATATTTTCAAGGAGTGTTTTAAATCGGAATATAGTTAGATAAACACCCACTATTATTTATTTGGTCGCAGATGTAATAATAGTTTTTTTTATAAAAATTTTTCAATCATACTTTCAAATCTCCAAGCATGATGTTTAATTAAATATGCTTCTATTAGTAGAATAGAAATAGCAGTTAATAATCCTATAACCATAATAATCAGATAAAAATAATTTGATTGTAAATATTCTGCTTTTAAAAATTCTTCAAATTCTTCAAAACTAATATGTTTATTTTTATCAGCATCTATAGCAATGAATAGATCTTCGATAGAATGTTGTCTTTTATTATTATAACCCATAGATGCTAATGTATTTTCTAATTGACGCTTAGTTATTTGATGATTTTTATTTTTATTATATAAGTTCCACAATTTCTTAACCTTTTCTTCACTATCATAATTATTCGATAATAATCTAGCGAAATAATTTTGAATACTAATAATAATATTATCAGGTGCTAAATAACTAGTTATCATCATAATAAATGCCAACGACCATCCCCTTCTCCAATTTTTAAATTTGTGAGTATTATATGCTATTACTCCAGTTGCTCCGATTAAAGCAAAATAATTAATCATTGATTGATTAATATAACCAAAAATCGTAGAATTATTTGGATTATATAAATATAACCATATATTTCTAAAAACATAAATACTTGGACCTCCATTATAACCTAATGATGTAGCAATCATATCTACATTTGGAAAATACGGTATTAAAATATCATACATTTTATATTTTATTAATAATAAAGGTATCAAAATTACTATAATAACTATATAAATAACTGTTCCAAATATATTAGATTTTAAATCTGTTACTTTGTTATGTAAATCTAATGTATCTCTATTTTTATCATTATTAGATTCTAAAATTATATTTTTTATATTAGTTTCATCTATTGATGTTAAGTTATTCTTACTCATATATATTATATAATTAAAAAAATTATATAATATAATATAGTTAAAATTACAACCGTGAAACAATATGTTTCCTACATAAACAACAATTATTGCTCATATTATTATTTTGTTTAATATTCTTTATAAAACAAGGTATACATATTTTATGTTCACAAATTGGAACTATAAAATTATTAGTCCCCATATCTTCAAGACATATTGGACATTCATTTTCTTTATTTTCTTTATTTTCTCTCATTAAAGTTTCTCTTACCGCATTTTCTAAACTAGTTACCTTATCAATTAAAGAGTTTTGATACGAATAATCTATTTTTATTGGAGTTATTGGAATGGGTGTTTTTATATCATCTAATTTTGGGATTAAATCAGGAGTATGTATTGAAGTTTGGAGAGATAATGGATATATACCCTTATTTAGATAGTTATTCATTTCTTCTTCATCTTTAAATTTTTTAATAAGATTATCAATTTCTTCGAAATCGTCATTCATTGTTAAGTTAATAACCATCAATTATTTAACATATAAGTATTCAATTTTATTATTAATTAAAATGAAAATTGAATTCATTTATTAAAATACAAAAAACTTCTTAAAATTTATTAGCTTAGACTAGTCGTAGAAAGAACAAACAATATTAAATTAAAACAGTTTTCACTTGTCTTTTACTTTTATAAATTACACTACCTACATCAGGTCCTTTTTTTAGATTATTACACTTGGTATAACATACCTTTACATTTTTAAGATTTTTAAACTTTGTATTATCTTTACATAGTTGGGCAGCATAATTTAATACCTCCTCGTCTGGATTATTGTCTTTAATAATAACATGACACGATGGAAATGAATTTAGATGTAACCATATAAAATCACAATTAAAATTAATTATATTCCAATTTTCCTTAGCATTTTGTCCAATTATTATTTGAGTATCATTAAATTCCTCAGTCTTCATAGTTAGATTATATTATATCATTATGTAATAAAATATAATCAATTTTAAATTAATTAAAATAAATATGAGTTCTAGTAACTATTCCATCTGAGTATTTTTTATATTCTTCTTGTTTTTTACTCCATTTTTTATATTCTTTAATAGTCATCCAATATGTATGAGTTCGCACCATAATCCTTAATATATATTCAGATATATTCTTTATATTCTTTTCTATAAAGGTGACCCCCAGTCCTCAAATTGTCTAGGAAAACAGTTACATATTAAATTTTTATCAGACGATTCTTTACCACATAAGTTACATAGATAAATTAAAGATTTTTGGTTAATTAAAGTAGATAATATACCTTGATTATGTAAATCATTCAACTCTGAAAATCCTCCAATATGTTTTCCAAATATGAATATATTAGGGACTGTTTTCTGTTTGGTGTGAGTCAATAACTCTTGACTTAACATAGATCCTTCTCTTATTTTATCCAATTCAATTAATTGAACATTAACATTATAATTCTTTAATAAACCTATAGCCTTATGACAAAAACTACATGTTGTTTTACTAAAAATACAAATACTATCTGGATCAATGTAGAATTCTATCATTTAATTATATAAATGATTGTATATTAGTATTTAAATAAGAATACTAATATACAATAATTATTTATTATGTTTGATTTCTAAATTATGCTTTACTTTCTGCGACTGTCTCCTTATTTTTAATAAAGTGTCGATTCATAAATCTTTGAATATTAAAATAAGTTACTACTGTAGTGTCATCTGTTCCAAGTAAACTTTTAAGTTTATTATCCGGTTTAATTTCTCGCTTATTCTCATTATTTGCCAATGAATTTTGTCGGATGTAATTACAGATAAACTTTGTAACATCAGTTCTAGCACACTGGGTTCCATGATCTTTACCCATAAAATCACATAGATCATCAGAAATGGGAGAAGCTTCTGCGAAGCCAGATGGTTTTCTATTTCCCTTTGATTGTTTCTTAGTGGCATCCTTCTTATGATGTTTAATCTCTTTCTTAACAGTCTTTTCCAGACTCTTTAACTGAGTAGATAAAGCGGTAATTTGAATTTTAAACTGTGATAGTGTCCCAAGAATTGCTGTAAATTGGTTATCAATTGGAGATACCTCCTCAACCTCTGTCTTAATCTCTGTAGTAATATCGCTAACTGTAGTTGTCATTATTATATATTACATTGATGTAGTGTCTTTAAATATATTTTTCATATTAAAAATAAAAGTATTTGAAATAATTATATAAAGAATAAAATATTTTTATAATTATTTATTAAAATTATGCCTTGTCGGACTCCTTCGAAGAATTATCACGACGATTGCGATTTCTTCCATCTGATCCAGAATGTAGTTTCCACTCACCATTCTCATCTTGCTCTCTAGGTCCAGCTCCACGAGGTCGCTCTCTGCGATTACCACGAGATTAAGTATTTCGTCTAGGAGGGGCATTTGAACGATTCTCATTACGAGTCTCGCATAATAGCTTTCCTCCCTTCATACCCTTAATATCTCCGGCTTGATACTTATGACTATTTGAATTGTCTACTGTAGATAATGTAAATTGAACATACTCTCCTTGAACAAGATACTTATATTGCTCCTCACTTACACAAATAGCACTATGATGAGCAAACACATCTTCTGGAATACTATCATCAATACTATCCATTACGGTAATAAAACCATATCCTGCTTTGTTGTTAAACCACTTAACACGACCTTGGTAAACTGTTGCCTCTTCTGTAGAACTCATTATAAAATATATTAGAGTAAAATCTTTAAATAGTTTAAAATATTATTATTCGATAGTTGTAAGTAAAAAACTTAAATATTCATAACTAGGAAGCTCCTCATATTTTAAATTATAAACATAATCCAGCATATCTTTTATTTTATATGAAATATTACTACAAATTTTTTCATAGGTAATATTTTTCTTAATATTATAAACTTTTAATATTCTCTCTTCTTTACTCTCACCTTTAATTTGTTGCCACGGTAATCTTTTATTTAATAAAAATATTAATATATATACGAATGAAATTAGATCATCGCGCCGACTAGGTTCTTGTCCCTCGTGAACATTTTTGCTTATATAACGCAATGTACCAATAATATTTAAATGCTCAATACATGGTTTATGTTTTCCATTCTTATCAATATATTGTTTTGCTAATCCAAAATCTATTATTTTTACATCCTTTTTATTTTTTGTAATCAAAAAATTATCTGGTTTAATGTCTCGATGAATTATACCATTGTTATGAATTTCTTTTAAACAATTCAACATTTTTAATCCAATCCATTTAATCTCTCCAAGCGTCTGTTCTGTTATCCCAAAATAGTAATCATCTATCTTATCACCTAATAATTCCATTATTATATAATCAAAATTTAATGTTTGACCGAAATATTTCACACTAGGAACTACCTTTAAATGTTTCAAATGTCTTAATATGATTATTTCCATTTTTAATATATTTTTTATAGATTTTTTTGAAATTTTTATTGCTACATTATTATTTTTATGACTATTTATCCCCCTCCATACTTCACCATAAGAACCTTTCCCAATTTGTTCTATTAATTTATAATCATTTATAATCATTACTAATTATAACCCATATATTTTTTTATACAACTTATTTTATTTAAAATTGAATTCTAATAAAGATAAAAATATTATTTAAATTAGTATAATGGTAATCATCTGTAAAGACACATTCTCTCAAAATGAATTATATCAAGAACATTTTGATAAATTCCCTTTTGAACTCAGCGATTTTCAAAAATATTCCATTCAGGCTATTCTAGAAGGAAATCATATTCTTGTCACCGCACATACTGGTAGTGGTAAGACATTACCTGCTGAATTTGCTATTGAACATTTTGTAGCTCAGGGAAAAAAGGTTATATATACTTCACCTATTAAAGCACTTTCTAATCAAAAATTTCATGAATTCTCTAAAAAATTTCCAAATATCTCTTTCGGAATTCTTACAGGAGATATTAAATTTAATCCTGAAGCAGATGTATTGATTATGACAACTGAAATTTTGAGAAATACATTACTACAAAAAAATACCAACAATCAATCTGTTCCTTTAAAATTTGAAATGGATTTTGAAAATGAACTTGCTTGTGTTATATTTGATGAAGTTCATTACATTAATGATGCTGATAGAGGAAAAATATGGGAAGAAACTATTATGTTCCTCTATAATCATATTCAATTAGTTATGTTATCAGCTACTATTGATCGACCTAGTGATTTTGCTAACTGGATTGAAGATGTAAAATCCGACGAAAATAATAAAAAATCCGTATATTTAGCTCCAACAAATCATAGAGTAGTACCATTAAAACACTATTTATACACAACTATGCCTCAAGGACCACTTAAAAATATAAAGGACAAGGAATTTCTTAAATATATTAATAAGTTCTTACATAAACCAATTGAAATTAAAGATAATGTTAAAATGTTTCACGAAGATAGTTATGAAAAAGTTAAAAAATTAAAAGATTATATTAACAAGAATAACTGTTTTATCAAACCTTCATTCGTTTTAAATGAACTTACGAAATATCTTAATAGAAATAATATGCTTCCTGCTATTTGTTTTGTATTTTCAAGAAAATCAGTAGAAAAATATGCTCAATTTATTAACTTCTCTTTGTTTGATGAAGATTCAACTATTCCATCTACAATCAGAAATGAATGTAAACAAATTTTACGAAAACTTCCAAATCACCAAGAATATATAAATCTTCCCGAATTTGAATTTATTGTTAAGTTGCTAGAAAAAGGTGTCGCTATTCATCATTCAGGAGTTATGCCTATTTTCAGAGAAATGATTGAGCTACTATTTGATAAAGGATATATTAAACTATTATTTGCTACAGAAACATTCGCAGTAGGAATTAATATGCCCACAAAAACTGTAATATTTACTGGATTTGATAAATTTAATGGTTCTACTATGAGACTATTATATCCTCACGAATATACTCAAATGGCTGGTAGAGCTGGAAGAAGAGGGTTGGATACTATCGGTCATGTTATTCATCTTAATAATATGTTTTCATTACCATATACACATAGTTATAGTAATCTATTAAATGGAAAACCACAAATATTACAATCAAAATTTAAAATTTCATATAATCTTCTATTAAATTTTCATCAATATGAAAATAACACATTAGATTTCGCTTCAAAAAGTATGTGTAATGGAGAAATCGAAAAGGAGTTGCGATTAAATGAAGCAAGACTTAATGATATTAACATTAGATATAATAGCAAAATTTCCAATCCCACATATGAAGCTGTTATTAAAAATAAAGATAAATATTGCGAATATATAAAACTTACCAGTAATTTAAACAATTGTAAACAAAAAATTAGAAAACAAATACAAAAAACATTATCTCAAATTGAAAACGGAAACAAACAATTCAAAAATGAATTAGAACAATATAATTCTATTATTCAAATTGAAAATGAGATTTTACAACAAGAACAATATATTACAAAATTAAAAGAGCATTTCCTTTCAAGATACAATGAAATCACATTATTCTTAAAAAATATGGAATTTTTAACAAATGAAAATACTGTATCTGAAAAAGGTATTTGTGCCACATATATTCAAGAAACTCATTGTCTAGCATTTGTTGATTATTTCTTTAAAAGTAATTATCTTCAGGAACTGTCTGCTATGGATATTGCGGCTATGCTGAGTTGCTTCGCTAATATTAGAGTTAAAGATGAAGTTAAAATACATAATATAGACTCATTATCTACAAATTCTGTATTAAAAAATACTCTTAAAACACTTGATAATATGTATGAAGAATATTTGACTGAAGAATCTAGAAATGGTAATGCTGATGTTGATAATTTAAATATTACTCTAGAACTTGTTGTTGCTATTCACGAGTGGTGTAATTCACCAGACGAACAAAGTTGTAAATTTATTTTACAAAAATGTGAAATTGAATATGAAATATTTACAGGTGAGTTTATTAAAGCTATACTCAAAATTAATAATATGGTTAATGAATTAAAAAGTGTTGCGGAGTATATGAGTAATGTTGATCTTCTACACAAACTATCACTTATCCCTGATCTAACACTTAAATTTATTGCTACTAATCAATCATTATATATTTAATATAATAATACATAAATATCATTACAATAAATTTAATATTTTTTATCTGATTTATTTTACCCAAATATAGATTTGTCTGTCACTAGTTCCTGGACAAGCATACCTAAGCTCCCTATCATAGCTAATCTACCGTTATTTAGTTCGATATTTAATAATTTTTTACTTTCTTCATCATCTAAGTCATAATTTAATAAAAAATTGTAATCTCCTGGTTGGTAATTATCCTTTAATTTATAATTATTGGAAGGATCTTCAAACGGATCTTTCCATCCTCGAATCATAGATGATGTTTCAGAAGCTAACATTAATGTAACAAACCCTAACTGAACACTTGCTGGTAATTTGTCAAAATCATGAATTGATACACTATTCGTCATTAACTCTGTCACGGGCATACCAACTGCTGCTAACATTGCTATTCTACCATGTTTAAGTTCAGCTTCACGGAATAGCTGAATATTATCATCAGTAGATAAATTTAATGGATCAAAATTTTCGATAGGTTTTGTTGAACCTACAATAACTGGAGAAGTTGTCTTGGTAGACGGCGCTAAGATGTTAAAACCATTTATTAAAAATGGTAGTAAAAGAAAACTTAGTGATTTAGCAATCATATATATAATATTGCTAAATTTTTTTATATTATTTTACTAAAACATTAAACCATTATGGTAACAATTCTGACTCAGTATTTTCTGACTCAGTATTTTCTGACTCAGTATTTTATCGATTTGTATCACATTCTATTAATTTGTAATCTAAATCAAAACATCCCACTATACAATCATCATTACCATCACATCTATCCAATAAATTTTTATTTTCTAAAAAAAGATTTAAGGTTGTATTAAAAAATGTATTTTCATCAATATTGATTTGCTCCTGCATACAAGAACCATGTTTCTCCCATTCATGTTCCCATAATGTATCATCACATTTATGCCAATATGTATTCATATCTGTTAGTAATGACCCAGTTGGTTCGGTATATGATACTGTTTTACAATTTTCTGGATATGATGTGCTGTTTATTTGAGGCCATAATCCATGAATCATATACTCTGAACTACACCATTTTTGAACTGCTAATTCATAATAATTATATATATTTTCTGAATTTATTAAAAATATATTTCCTAATAATACTATTACTTTTAAAATCATCTATATATTCTAATAATAGTATTATTTCTTTATTTTTTTGCCTTTTTTGCTTTCTTTGCCTTTTTTGTTTTCTTTGCCTTTTTTGTTTTCTTTGTTTTCTTAGTTTTCTTATATTTCAGCCTTCTACCTCCTCCCATATAGTTGGTCAAATCTGTTTGCGTCACATATATGTAGAAATTGTCCGGAAAAAGTGTTTCTTTTAAACACCTCATCATAGCGGCATTTTGCGCCGCCGCACCGCCAAATGGAGGAACGAAGTTAAAAGTGAGGCGACTATCTTCACCTGGTAGTAGAGCTCTGTTTAAACCAGTTTGACTAATATAGTCTGAATTAGGGTCATGTGCGACTCCATTTATTATTGCTTCTACTCTAAAATTTGCCCGCTGATTACTTTGGTGGGGTGTCTGTGTAGGTTGTCTATGTACGGTATTATGCTCAAACATACCATGTTGCGTATTTAGTTGGAATGGTCTGAAATGAATGCTTAAATAGAATGGTTCCATTGTTGTTGATGGAATTCCATTGTTTCTAAATCTGTAAAATTGAATATATACACCGGTTGGCGTCACATTTATATATATACAGTGACGTACTCGTACTCTCTTCTCAAGGCTTCTCTAAGACACGCTTTAAGTTGATTACGAGCTTCCCTATGGGGACCATCCTGTTCAGGAGTATGATTTATACCACCGTTAATATATGTATCACGACGATTACCCAGAGTATTTCGTATGCGTTTACTAAATAACCAAAACAATAAATCACGATCCCTATCTGTTCCTCCCTTCATAGAAAAATTTTCATCTTTAATATTGCTATTCGATTCGATAGATTTTTTATTAAGAGCCAATGGTATATAAATTTCACCAATAAACTCGAGGTTATCTTCTTCATTGTCTACTTCATCAATACCCATATGATATATAATTACATAATAATATGTAACCTAATCTTTTTTTTTAATGTTGCTTCATCTTGAAAGACAAATACTTTGAACTTATATTTTTGATAATCGTGTAGTTCGAATCTAGAAGTAATTCTAGAAACAGATTTTAATTTATCTAAATAAACAATGTATTGAAACAAACCATCATTACGCACAATTTTATCAAATACATAACCATCATATTCTACCTCTAGAATTTCTGTATTCGTAGAACATAAGTGGAGAAGACTACAATCAGTTTGGATTTTACGAATAGCTCTCATAGTCGTATTAATATAATCTAATTTTTCAGTCCAATTATTATAGAATTTATCAAAGTTACTTCCATAATTAATCATATTCATATTTTTTTGAAGTTTCGCCATATTTAATAAGTCAACTAATCTTCTAATTGGAGACGTACAATGAATATAAGACTCTAACTCCAACATTTCGTGACATTTCCGCTCATCGTATAAATCATATTGACCGCATGAACTATTCCATATTTTTAAGAAATCATTCACATCATCGGGTAATGTTTTATTTCCTTCGTAATCTTTGTTAAAATTAACAGAACGATATATTCCATTATTATATTTCACCATATCTCTAGAAGTATAGTAATTCATTAATATCATTAGATAGGCTACTACATCATGACTGTCTTTAATTCTTTTTAAATATTTATAGTCCTTTGATAATTTATCAACAACATCAAACATTAATTTATAGTTCTTATCTTTCAATAGTTCTTTACTATCGTAAACATGATTTTTATAAACATTAATATATGTGTTTTCCAAACAATAACCGATAATTTCATTATCTTTAATGGTTAAATCAATACAAAATGCTAATCTATCTTCTTTTTCACATAAACTACAAACACAATTAGACAATGTAAGAGGCATCATAGGTCTTTTTCTATCAGGTAGATAAATAGTAGAAATCCTCTGTGAGAATGATTCCCATAAATCTAATTCTTCCATCCATAAAGGAACATTTGAAATATAAATACTAATTTTATAAGCATTATTTCCTAACTCTGTAATACTAAACGCATCATCATAATCACTGGTTTCTTTAGAATCGATACTATATACTTGTTCATTTGTTCTATCTTTAATATCATATTTTTCTATCATAGATGATATAAACTCGGGAGCTGTTTTTCTTTTTAATTTATTGCTTACTGCTTTGTTAAATTCTTGAATAGAAGCATATAGACTTTTACAATATAGTTGATATTCATAAAAGTTTGATAATATATCAACATCACCTAACACACTTACGATGGTGCCTTGTGGATGCTTATTATCCCAATTATTATATTTAAATACAATATATTTATTATCTGTGTTTTTTGAAAATCCCAACTTTACATTATAAGGTGTAACGAATTCCGGAAATCGTCTATCATCTGGTATACACTTATAAAGGAATTTATCTTTGTATTTTCCGTATGTCTTATTTCCTTTTAATACCAATATTCCAGGAATAGAAGGCATAGATCTTACGCTAGAATGTAAAATATTTACCGTTTTATCATGAAGTTCAAAAACATCACTCGAAAATAGTTTTGATTTGGTTGGCTCTATGTCTATTTTTTCAGTTTCATTCAACGATAAGGCATCTACCAAACTCCAGTCTTGATAGTTCCGATCGTTTATTAATATCTTATAAGACGCCATATTAAATAATAATAATAAATATTTATTATTTAATTATATCAATTTTACTTTTTATTAAATAGAATAAAATACAAGTCATATATAGAAATTATCGTTGCCAACTGATAATAACTCAGAGGATTCGGAATAAATTGTAGAAATTTATAAATAATATCTTTATGTCTTGATTCGATATTAATTTTACAAGCATTATTATACATATCAGTCATAATACATCTCCATTTATTAAAATATTGTAGTAAAACAGCAATTAATATTACAGATAAATGTAATAAATGGTGACCAAATAGAATTGAACCAAACCATAAATAACAAGATAATATATGATGAAAAAAACTATTACTATATGTATACATAGACGGTGCTCTACAATCAGATGTAACTTGATCCATTGAAAATGAATAAAACGCAATTATTAAAAATAATACCACCCGGGCTCTTAAACTTCCAAACATTATATATATATAATTTCGATAATTTCTGAAATTAATTAATCTTTATTTTTAATATCTCATTTATTAAGAACGAAGAAAACAAAATTATCAAATACAAAACTGTGCGAGGATTTTCTATTTTAAACATTTTTATATATAAATTAATTAATCTTTAATTTCTTCTTCTTTAATTTCTTCTTTTGTAATATCATTTTCGGTTATATTCTCGTTATCTAATTTACATTCTTCATCTTTATCCATTTTCTTAACAGTTTCTCTCTTTACATTCTGTCCTTGTAACATCGTAACTAATAAATGATTTGAAATTGCTACATTATTCATATATGTTTTATATTTAAACACAGAAACACTGGTATTTTCGCTAAATTCAAAACTATACCACCAATAAGCCGGTATAAAAATAATTTGTCCCACATGTAATGTAACTTCAAGAGTTTTCAATTTATCAAAATCTGACTTAAATTGAGATTGAACGTTCCAAGGATTAACTGGAGATATAAATTCAAAATTATCATAATCCTTGATAGTGTATAAATATTTCGCTGATTTTGGAGGAATCATTTTTACTTTAATACTACCTTGTGTAACTAAAAAGAAATTTCTATAATTTAATTCATATTTCAGAATAGTTTTAGTATTTTTTGACGAAAACATTAAATCATATATACAATTGCTTACAGAGTAAGGTCTCAAAAAATTATCATTATATCTAAATGTTTTAATCATGCTGGTTTCATCTAAAAAATCATAATTATTTTCGCTAATAAATCTCTCGTTTTCGTCCTTTCTAAATATTTCCATTGCTGTATTTAATGTTAAAGGTAGATATAATTCACTTGTATCATCATATTCTTTAACATTCCTTACCTTTATATCGAATGCTCCAAAATTATTTCCAATATAATCAAGATTACATTCCTTCATTAGACCATCAACCTTATAATCAAAAATGACTGGTTGTCTTAAATCACATATCTCTTCTAGTTTATCCTTAGATGGTTGTTCAATTTCATATACTTCTAAATCATCACTAACTTTCAAATGAAATGTTATATGGATATAAATAAATAAAACAATACAAAATATTAAAACTGTAAATAGGCTTTTCATATTATTTTATTTTTAT